TATTGAGTAGAAAGAAGAAGGGACGGGAAAATGATGAATAATGATAAGCTGATACGTGCGAATTTTGCGTTTATCCTTTTTATCCTAATTGCTGTATGCGTCAATCTAAACGCACGAGTCCGAATACTTGAGACGAGCAACGACGATCTACAGCGAACAATCCAAACACAAAAGGACGAACTCAATAAAATCGAAGAAAAAAACGTGATGCAGGACGTGATTATTAATAAATTGAACACTGATTATAATTCGCGTATGGCCTGGCAATTACAGGAGGTAGCAGATGAGAACGGAGTTGGAGGGTGATTTGACACCAGAAGAATTGTGCCAGATGATTATGGAAACTGTTATGAAGAACGCTGAGCTAATCACGATTAAGACTGGGGAAGATGATGGAATTGAAAAAAGAATTTTTCCAGGAAGTAGACAAGGCAATAGAAAAGTTTGATTCTGTTTATGAGTTTTTCAAAACCGCGAAAAGTCACAATGCATACCAAGACGGCGCGCGTTATGAAAAATATAAGAAAGAGAACAGAATGCCATCATCTGCAATTATCGCGAAGTTTGTAGGTTTTGTAGAAACTGATCTGCTCTACGAATGCATGAAAGAGTCACTTGATAAAGTAGGCCCAGGACGGTCTAGCGAGGACCTGGTGGAACGATTCTACAGAGATAATCATAATTATAAACGGAATGAAGAACGCAAGCGAGAGCGTCGTTTAAAGCGTAAATTGGAAGCGTTAGATTTAATCTTAAAAATGGAAGGGTGGGATTAAATGCTTTTTGGTGAAGTGCTAAAAAATAAAACAAAGGAGAATGCAGACAATACACTCAAAAACTACCGCGTACTGTTAAGAATCGCTGGGGAAGAATACAGCCCTAAAGTCACAGCCACTTATTCGCTAGAACCAAAGAGTGCACCAAGCTCTCCCAGCCGTCAAACTGAGCAGATGGTGATTAGACGGGTAAGCGCACAGCAAGAGTTGGAGCTTATGGCATCAGCTATTAACCGGCTTTCTGATCTCAATCTATCGCAGATTTTGATTGAGCGATATTGCCGGGTACGGTTTAGACAAGACAAGGCTATTTATCCGAGCCTTGGATATTCGGAAAGTGAATACTATAGATTGCTGGACCGGGCTTTATTAGAGTTCGCAGAGGCTTATAAAGCAGGGGAATTGCTAGAGTATAGATTTCTGGGAGACAATTGAAAGAAAGTAGGGAGTAAAAGCGCTGTATTGAGTGGTATTATAGTATTATCAGATGAAGCAGATAGGAACTGCGCCATTTGGTTGTCTCCTTATGATAGGTTGCTGGGTAACTCAACGGTTAGAGTAACGGACTTTTCACCCGTATAATGTAGGTTCGATTCCTGCCCCGGCTATAAAAAAGCACCGCAAAAAAACAAAAAAGAAAGTGACCGATGATGTAAGTTTGGTGCTACTTGCTAGGCCCCTTGAATTATTTTGTCAACGAGGACAAAGTAGACCATATAACCCGAGAAGCGCGCATCGTTAAGGTGCGCTCTTTTTGGTGCTTGGAGTTAAAAATGAAAATAGAAAAAATCAATATTTCGGAGATAACCGAATATGAGAATAACGCGAAGCTACACCCTCGCGAGCAAATTGAGCAGATAAAAAAATCAATCCAGGAATTTGGGAATAATGACCCCATAGCAATTGATGAAAACAATGTTATTATTGAGGGCCACGGACGCTATAAGGCTTTGCAAGAGTTAGGCTATGATGAAATTGAAGTTATTCGTCTATCTCACATGGATGATGAGCAGAAACGAGCTTACATCCTCGCTCACAATAAGTTGACTATGAACTCTGGGTTTGACATTGAACTTTTGAATTCAGAGCTTGAAAGTATCGTAAATATCGACATGGAAGATTTCGGGTTTGACTACTATGAACCAGAATCCGAAGTTGAAGAGGATGATTTCGAGGTTGAAGAAACAAAGGAACCAATCGCGAAGTTGGGTGATATCTACCAACTCGGACGGCATCGTCTTATGTGCGGTGATTCTACTGATCCAGACCAACTTGCAAAATTGGTAGACGGACAACAGATTGACTTGATTGTTACTGACCCGCCGTACAATGTAGCCTATGAGGGTGGGACCGAAGAAGCTCTCACGATTATGAACGACAGCATGGATAATGAGTCATTCAGGAAGTTCCTACGTGACGCGTTCTTTGCTGCAGACACGGTCTTGCGCGAAGGTGGGGCATTCTACATCTGGCACGCAGATTCAGAGGGTTACAATTTTAGAGGTGATTGCTCTGATATTGGTTGGACGGTACGACAATGTTTAATCTGGAATAAGAACACCCTTGTTTTGGGTCGTCAAGATTATCAGTGGAAGCATGAACCTTGCTTGTATGGTTGGAAAGAGGGGGCAGCACATTACTTTGTGAATGACCGTTCTTTGACTACTATCATTGAAGATGTGGAAGAGTTGAATAAAATGACGAAGGCCGAGCTAATTGAGTATATCGAGCGTATGCAGGCTAACTCACCGACCACTATCATCAACGAGAATAAACCAGCAAGAAATGGCTTGCACCCTACTATGAAGCCGTTGAAACTGATTGAACGGCTGGTTCGGAACTCTAGTAAGAAAGGTTGGAACGTGCTAGATAGTTTTAACGGCTCAGGCTCGACTATGATTGTTTGTGAAGATTTAGGACGGACCTATTTTGGCATGGAGCTAGACCCACGATATGTGGACGCTACAATTCAACGTTGGGAAGAACACACAGGCCAGACGGCTGTTAAGTTGAATTAAGAATATTATTTTGAAAAGGAAGTGAGGCGATGGCTGGTGCAGATAATTTAATACCAAATGAACAGCGAACGCCCGAAGAACGCCGAGCGAATGCAAGGAAAGCGGGTATCGCTTCCGGTAAGGCACGCAAAAGAAAAGCGAACATGAAAAAGACGCTTGAGGCTCTACTTGTTTCCAAAGTTTCGAATCCTCAGCTCTCTAGAGTACTACAGGATATGGGTTTTGAGGACGATTACGAGTCAGCTCTCCTTTTGGTAGCAATGCAAAAAGCCTTAAAAGGTAGCTCGCGTCACATGGAGTTAATATCTAAGATAGTAAACAGTGAAGGAGCCAAGGATACACTTGATAAGAAAGAGCAAAAAGCGCGTATCAAAGCTCTGGAGCTTGAGAATAAACGTAAGGCCCAAGCGTTAGATGAAGCGGGAGGTGGTGCTGATGATTCAATCCTCATCATTGACGATATCCCGAACGACTAAACCAACTATAAAGCTAAGTAAAGAAATCAATCCTAAGTTTTACAAAGTATGGCGGTCAGCAAAGCCTTACAATATCTTGAAAGGTGGCCGTAACTCTTTTAAATCGTCAGTCATTGCTTTGTTGCTTGTCTTTATGATGATTAAAGCGATAACCCATGGACAATGCGTAGAGATCATTATAGTCCGTAAGGTTGGTAACACAATCTTCGATAGCGTCTACAAGAAGATAATCTGGGCGCTTGATAAGTTTGGCATGACTAACCAGTTCAAACGGACTAAAAGCCCTTATAAGATCGTACATAGACGGACGGGATCAACGTTCCACTTCTACGGCCAGGACGACTTCCAGAAACTGAAATCAAATGAGGTCGGAAAGGTTATTGCTGTATGGTACGAGGAAGCGGCCGAGTTTGCTGATTCGGAAGAGTTTGACCAGTCAAACAGTACTTTCATGCGTCAGAAGCACCCGGACTATCCGTTCGTGCAGTTTTTTTGGTCTTATAACCCACCTCGCAACCCTTACAATTGGATCAATGAGTGGGTTGATTCGTTGCGTACGGCTGAGAAGTATTTGATACATGAGTCAAGCTATCTGGACGACGAGCTGGGCTTTGTGACTGAACAAATGCTGGACGAGATAGAGCGTATCAAAACCAACGACTACGACTACTACAGGTATTTGTACCTGGGAGAACCCGTGGGCCTTGGTACGAACGTGTATAACATGGATCTGTTTAAACGTGCGGATAAAATACCAGACGGTGAACGCGTTATCGGTCAGTTGTTTGCAGCGGATACGGGACACCAGCAATCAGCCACTACTTGCTTGCACGCAGTTGTTACTAATAGATCCAATCTCTATCTTGTGGATAACTATTATTATAGCCCGGCTGGTAAGGTTAAGAAGAAAGCTCCGAGCGTATTATCTAAAGAGCTTCATAACTTCGTGGTTAAACAAACGCAGAAATATCCGAATGTGCCAGTAATTGAAATGACGATAGATAGTGCGGAGGGAGCATTGAGAAACCAGTATTTAGAGGACTTTGGTATTCGTTGGCACCCGGTAGCCAAGAAGAAAAAAATAATAATGACAGAATACGTCCAGTCGCTTCTTGCGAATGGTCGTTTTTATTATTTTCCAACAGAAAACAACCTCAAGTATTTTATTGAGGAGCACAAGCGTTATCAGTGGGACGAGAAAACTGTTAAAGACGATGATCCCAAGGTTATCAAAGAGGACGATCACACTTGCGACGCGTTTCAGTATATGGTCGTTGATAATGCACAACTACTACGATTAAAAGCCTAGAGAAAGGTTTGAAATGAGTATCTTACAATCAATAAGAAATATTTTTAAGAGGGGTAAATATGTAATGACAAGCCAATCACTAGGCAATATCACAGAACATCCTAAAATCGCAATTAACAAGGACGAATACGATCGTATTCAGAAGAACTTGAAATACTACCAAAGTAAGTGGGACCCTATCCGTTACCGCAATTCAAACCGCGTTGATAAACAACGGACACGAAACCACTTGCCTATTGCCCGCACGGCTTGTAAGAAGATTGCCAGCCTTGTATTTAACGAGCAGGCAGAGATAAGCGTTGCGAATGGAACGACAAACGAGTTTATTCAAACGGTTTTGCTGAATGACAGGTTTAACAAGAACTTTGAGCGTTACCTTGAGAGCTGTTTGGCCTTGGGTGGTCTTGCTATGCGTCCATACGTTGACGATGATAAGATCAAGATTTCATTTGTACAAGCCCCTGTATTTTACCCGCTACAATCTAATACACAGGACGTATCTTCTGCAGCGATTATCAATAAGAATCAAAAAACAGTAGGCAGGGAAACAATCTACTATACTTTGGTTGAATTGCACGAATGGTCCAAGGACGGCAAGTATACAATTACTAATGAATTGTATCGTTCAAACGAAAAGGAGCGCGTTGGTGACCGTGTGCCACTATCAGAGGTATATGAGGACCTAGAGGAAGAAGTAACGCTTGACGGGCTTACACGGCCGTTATTTACGTATCTAAAACCCCCTGGCATGAACAACAAAGATATTAACAGTCCTTTGGGGCTGTCTATCTTTGATAATGCCAAGAGTACAATCGACTTTATCAATACCACTTATGATGAATTTAAGTGGGAAGTGCGCATGGGTCAACGGCGCGT